CCAGGAGCTGCACCGGCCCGCCGGCGACCGTACACACGTCCACCACCGATCCGCCTATCAAGGACAACGATGCACTGGCCACCTGCGGATTGTGCGCCGTGTCGGTGCTTAGTATCCCGTTTATGGTGACTCCCATCAGCCCACCTCCGCGACGGTGATCTGCACGCCGTAGGTCCGGGTGTCAGTGTTGGTGTATGCCACGTCGATAGCGTCCCCGCCTTCCAGGTACACTGGCTCGTCAGGCTGCCACAGCAGGCTGGTGACGGCATCGACCGACGGATCCACCGTGTACAGCACCACGTCGTAGGCGGCTCCCGCGTTGGCGTTCAGCGTGACGGTGAAGTCCTCGCTCGTCGTCGGGGCCGTGTTGTACTTCAGGCTCACCGACAGCAACTGGTACGTCCTGCCCGCTGGCACTGTCATGCTTGTAGCAATGGCCAGCGCACCCGTGCCGTTGACCTTGAACACGCTCGCGCTCATAGTCCCTCCGATGCGGGTGGAGCAGTTGCCCGCCCCACCCGTTCACGCGCTAGGCGCTGGTCGATGCTGTCCAGTCGATCAGCATGCCTTTCTCGTTCACCAGGTTGCAGACGTACACAGGATCCATCAGTTGGAACGTTGCTCCATCAACAGATCCCTGGATGTTGGCTGCATTGTCCTTCAGCATGATGAACAGGTCAGGCCCGATGAATCCGGTAGATGCGGTGATGGTATCAACGATGGCGACGTCTGCCGCATTCTCCGTCCAGATTTTGCCACCATGAATGTTGACTCGGTTGCTGGCCGTAGTCCGCAGATCGATACCGCCGACAGCGAAGTTGCCATAGATACTAAAGTTGCGAATCTCGCAGTCATCACTCCCGTCCAGGGCGATGGCAGAGTCGGCCCCTGCGCCCGCCGCGCCGACGAGCTTGAAGCCGTCGATAAGCAGGCGATCAGCGCCGTCCACGGTGACGAGGAAGTCGGTGGCTTGGCCCACGCTGTCCCGTATCTCGATGTCCTTCAGCACGCAGTCCGCGGCACTCACCTCAAGCAATCCGGTGGTGGCGTCAACGCCGCTGAGGAAGAGAAGGTTCTCGATGTAGGAGCTAGCTGCAGCCAGCTTGAAGTCTCCTGCGATAGCCGACGCCGTGAAGGTCGGTCGATCTGCCCCATGCCCCAGGCCGATGATTTTCAGACCTGCCTTGTCCACGTCTACCGCACTGTCGGCGTCGAGGTCCTCAGTATGTCCCGGCATGACGTAGATGATGTCGCCCTGATTGGCGGTCGCTTGGCCCACCGCGTAGTCTGCGGTCAGGAACGGGATGTCAGGATTCCGCCCCGCCCCGACGCTGTCCGCGCCGGTCGCCGAACCGCTGTCCACGAACCAGATGTCACCGGTCGTCATTCCTTCATCAACGACGGTGAACACACCGCCCGGCTGGTGCCGAGCGAATAGTGGTGATTTCTGTCCTGTTGCCATTGTTTTCTCCTTGCCTATCCTGGGTTCTAACCATTGTTAGGCTGGCGGGGAGGGGTCTCCCCCTCCCCTGTCGATTAGTCGATCAAACTCTCGGGCTGTTCCCTGTACCGCAAGGCAACCACGCCGCACAGCACGCCGCCCAGGACCGGGTCGTCGGCGACCTCGGTGAACTTCGCGCGAACGTAGCCGTAGCCTGTCGCGCCCAGATCCCCGGCGTCTACCCGAACCTCGTACATCTGCGAGCTGCCCGCCGTGGTGGTGAAGCCCGTGGCCGCCACCGACGTCCAGCTCCCCCAGGTGTCCCCGGTGGTGCAGATGCGGTAGCGGTACGGGACCGCCGTGGTGTTGCTCGGCGTGATGTCGTCGCAGGCTTCGACGGTGATGGTCGATGTACCTGTGGTCCCCACGCCGTGGTAGCGAATGAACAGTATCTCGTGACCCCACGCCTCAAAAACGTCCGTGCTCACGGTCCCGGTGAACGCGTCGGCGATGGGGTCGATTCCCTTGACCCAGTGGATTTCCTGATTCACACTCATAGTTTATTCCTCCTATGCCCGAGCGTCCAGCATGATGTACGGGGAGACTGTGTTGGTCCCGTTCTTCGGCGTGAGCGCGGCGTCCCACTTGGGTTGCCCGTCCACGCGGTACACGAACCGGAACACCGTCTCGTCGTACACGAACCGCACATGGATGCTGGAGGCGCTCTGGATGCCGCCTTTCTCGATCATCTGGAACTGCCCGAAATCGATCAGGTAGATGTCGCCCTGGGTGCCGAGCGTCTGGCAGTACTCCGACTCGATGACTGGTCTACCCAGAAGCGTCCCGTACGGCGCGGCCGATAAGCCGCCCGGCGGCATGTACAGCGCAACGCCCCCCGTCCCCACGGGAAGCTGCAACTGCATGAGCTGCGGCAGGCAGTCCTGGTTGATCAGCCACACGGCGGAGCGCCGGCTGGTGTTCCATAACCGCGCCCACATCTTCATGATGTTCTCGGCAACGAGGCTGGTGGCTGCCTGCCCTGTCTCCTTGGCAACGCTGACGACAGCACCGCTATTCAAGATCCCCAACGGCTGTCCGGCACCAGTGCCGTTGATGACAGCATCCTCCACGACAAACCGCAGCTCTTCGGGCAGGTTCGACATGATCCAGCCCTCCAGCGCGGTCGCGTCAGCTAGAAGCTCGTCGGTCGAGTACACCAGGCCGACGACCTTCCGCAACTTCAGTTCCATCTCGCGGAACTTCGGTTGGCTCGCGGTTTTCTCTGCGGCCTCCGCAGCCCAGTAGGCCCGGATGCCGCCCCTGCGGCTGCCGTCGGCGCGGCTGGTCTCGTCTTCAGCGTAGAACGTCATCGCGTTCGACCCCGCCGAGATGCCTACCATATCCACGCGCTGCAACAGCTCGCCGATGTTGTACACCCGCGACATCAGGCCGGCCGCCCGGTCGGTGTCAACCAGGAATCCGCCCCCCGACGGGACGGTCTCCCCCAGCCCAGTGGGCGCCTTGAGATTGCCCACGAATTGGGGGCCAAGCGCCTTCGTCATATTGAACCCGTTCTCATCGATAGGGTCGTTTGACTTCAGCGGCACCAGCCGTTCCGCCATTATGCCATGCGATCCGGCCCTCGCCACATCCATCAAGAAGTCCCCGAATGATTCGTACGGGTTGACATCTACCTTTGGGTCCGCCCCACCATCTGTTACCAGGACGCCAGCGGTCTTGATAGGCGGCGCCTTTTCCAATTTCTCTTTGTCTTCCTCAGCCGCCTTCTTGGCTGCCAGTTCGATCTCTCGTTCAGCTTCCAGATCGCCCGTCACGGCCTTCAGTGCCTCGGCCTGGCTCTTTAAGGAAGCGGCCTCAGCCTGGAGTGCCTTGACCTGCTCCATGTCAGGCGTATCTGATTCCAGTATGGCCTTGGCAGCGATCAATCGCTCCTTCGCCAACGCCGTTAGTTCTTGCCAGGTTTTCATTATGTTACCTCCACTAATTCAATCTCCATCAGAAGATTGTCTATTTCAGCCTTCGCCTTCGTTTCTTCACTCATTGTCTGTACCTCCGTACTTTTTGCCTTTTCCGTAGGCTTCTGATCGTCGGGCTTTTCGGCAGCCTCCGCCGCCTCGGTATGCACGTGGACGTTGACTGTAACTCCGCCTGCAGTGGCCGAAAGTTCCTCTCCTGAACCCTCCTCTGTCACCGCCTCTAAGCTGTCCGTCAACGCTTTCACGTGGGGAAAGGCTTCCGCCAATCCCTTGATAGCCGCGATGCAGTTCTCCGTTATCATCCGCGGCTCCATCGGTGCCACTGTCAGCGCATCACGCTTCAGCGGCCATGTCTTGATTTCGCCATCGTCCGCAATTTCCACATCCTCCTGTATTGGCTCTGAACTGCTGCCAAGGATACCGGCGTCAATCAGCTGCCTGAGAAAGCGCATATAAGTAGTATGCCGATTCAGCGCACGCTCTACCCATACGCCCTTGCCGTCTGCCTTGGCCGTGGACCAATCCACATAGCCCAGCACGTCGTCACGCCCTGGCGCATCATCCGAATCGCGCCCATGCTCCCAATCGACATACAGCTGGCCTGTCGTGGTGTAAGCACTTTCCAATTTGGTTGCTTCTGTGAACCATTGCCCAGACGAGCCGTCGGCGTTCTTGCGTGGGCTGGCGATGCCTTCCAGATCACGCCCACCAAATAGGACGATGTAGTTGCCGACTATCAACTCGTCGTCAGTTGAGCGCACGGCTTTGAGCGCATTTGCTTTGGCCGGCTTGTACTCAATCTCTACCTTCTCTGGCTCACCGAACTCAATCTTTTCATCCTCGCCAATTGTGTAAGGATAGGACCACATGCCGTCTGGCGCTTCCGCAATCACCTTGTCATCGAATATCTCGCGGGGCCATAACCTCGTCGCTTCTGCCACTTCTGATACTCGCCTGTCAAATTGCAAATGCCATGCATCTCGCACCCGCCGTGTTTGCGCATCGAGATTCACGGACTTTTTTTCGCGGTCACGCCACATCTGATTGCAGATAGCGACGGCCTGGTCCTGGTCCTTAGCCGTCTTTTCCTCCAGCACAATCGGAATGCACCTGCTCACGAATTCCTTTTGTGTCTCATTCTTTTTCGGTTCTGGCATATTTAATCCCCCATTTCACCTCATCACCATCTACATCACCGCCGGTATCAGTTCACTCTGCGCCATTCCCGTGTTCGCTGTCACGTCCCTAACGCCTTTCGCAACGCCCGGTCAAATAGCTTCTGCACATCTCCGGTCGTATCCTTCACCACCTGCTGTACCGTGGTCCACCGCCGCCGGTGGATCGTCGCCTGGCTGTCCTTGTCCACAACGAACCGCGCATAACTCACCCGCGTCTGAATGACGCCCCAGATCTCCTTGCCCCGCTTCGTCACCTTAGTAGACCAGGACGATCCCAGCTTCTCGCTACCCGGCGACTGGCCCCGGCGGTACGGGACGTCGATCCTGCCCTTCTTCAGCGCCCAGAAGAACCACCGGCGCTGCTTGTCGCTCCAGGCTTTCTTCGCCCGTTCCTTGTCGGCCCTGCTTGGCGGCGGTGGGTATTTCTTCACCTCGTGCGCCACGATCCGCACCGCCCCGTCCATCGCCACTCTCAACGTGCGGTCCAGCTTGGCAGGGTCAAGCTTCTTCAGCGCCTGGTTGAGTCCTTTGATTTCGATGGAGGCGGCAGACATCAATCCTCCTCAATTACAGGTCTTATGCTGAGCCAGCATCGGCAATTCTTGACAAGAATGCCATTGCTGGTGTATAATTCAAACAAATCACTTTGGAGGTCATAGACATGTCCCGCAAAATTGAAATCCCGAATCTTGAGAATCTTCTCGTGCGTTATATCGCTGGCGAATCTGAGAATAAACTCTCCAGCGAGGCTGGCATCAACCGCTGGACTTTCCGTCACCGCCTCCTGCAAGCTGGCATCACTCCCCGAGGTCAGTCCGAAAGCGAACGACTCAAGTGG